TTTCTGCAAACTGGCTCTCCACAAATCAGCTTCCTGCAAATAAGCTCTCCGCAAATCTGCTCCCTGCAAATCAGCTCTCCGCAAATTAGCTCCCTGCAAATCAGCTCTCCGCAAATTAGCTTCCTGCAAATAAGCTTTCTGCAAACTGGCTCTCCACAAATCAGCTTCCTGCAAATAAGCTCTCCGCAAATCTGCTCCCTGCAAATCAGCTCTCCGCAAATTAGCTCTCGGTCCCCCTTCATTTTTTAACCAGCTTTCATGCTCTTCTATGATTTTCTGTAATTCTTCCTTTTTCATGATTCTTTCTCCGTTTTTGTTTTTAGGACAATTCTCGGTATCTGCAATAACTTTGGTAATGGGATTTAGGGCAAAGAGCCCGGAAAAGTCTATAATTAGCTTCGAAAAGCATATCCATACCACAACCAGATATACCAACTTCATAGGTTTTAAAGGAAAATCTATCCCCGAAAATTTTGCCGAAGGCGTAGTTAAGACATTTAATTCGGCCTTTATGTACTATATAAAGAGATATAGTCCGATACATACCAGACCTTGATACTCTATTCACCCGGGCATATATTTCATTTTTCTTTAATGCCCTTTTTACTGGCTCCCAAAGATGTAACGCTTCGTCTGCTTGGTACTCGTTCATTCCGTAGTAATTCATCAAGTGGTTTTTTCTGGTTTTCATGATCTTTTCTCCTTTTTTGTCGGGGTTTAATAATAGGTTGCTATGGTCAAAAGAGTCGCATAGACCATGCAACCTATCAGGAACAGGCTGATAAAACTTTTCATGATCTATTTTTCCTTATTTGTTTAAATCAACCAGTTTATATGTGCCATTCTCAATTTTTCTTTGAGTATCGGCCTTGTTTTCTCCCAAAAACATATTTCTATATTTCCCGGTAGTAACAGAGTAATCCCAGAAATTTTTATCAAGATATGCCGTGGAAGGCTTACCGGTTTTCTTCACTATTTTTACAATAATGGAATGGTAGGACTGGAATACTTTCACGGTTGTTTTGGTTGTTTTGTGAGTGATAATAAATTGATTCGGGATATGATTTCCTTTCGGGCTTCGCATGTTTTTAACGTTCATGATCCTTTTCTCCTTCTTGGTTAAATACTGAAAACATTATTACAGCCTTTGTCGAGTTGTTCACTGTAATGATAAGCCAGCAGACAATCCCGGCATATTTCGACTTCATAGTGATCTTTAAAATTATCAATAAAAGCTTTAACCTCATAGACACTATTTCCAAGACCATTGGCGCAGTTTTCGCACCCTGCAGGGTTGAAGTGTGGCTCATCTGACACAATGTCGATTGATAATATAAAGTCGTTATTGATTTTCATTTTGGTTCTCCTTTTAGTAGTTTGTCTATATGACGTTCACAGCCGTTTCTTGTTGTAGGTCCACAAACCCGGCACCCTGTTCTGCTATCAATGACTGACCATTGTGGGTGCAGACTACGGGGGTAGTATTTAGGCCGTAATCTAGCCACACCTAGATTTATACAAATAGTGTAATGGTCTTTCATGGTTGTTTTCTCCTCTTGGTTGTGGTTGGTCTTAATCACTCAAGACAGGGAGTAGACTTTTCACCTACTCCTTGATGTTCAGAGATTAAGCTTCTTTTGTCTCCACTACTTGTCGGAGTAAATGTTCCTGGTACTCCGGGTCATGGCTGTATTCGGCCAGGAGTTCCACAAATTGTTTGGGTGTGAGGTATTGAGGTTGTTGTTTGTGTTCTCGTTGTTTCTTGGTTGCTGTCCTTTTCATGGTTGTTTTCTCCTTTTAATCAGCTCTTGAATTGACAGATTTCCCCTGGACAAACTTGCAAGGGAACGGGATGTGGATATTTTTGTGTTCTGGATGTTTGAGGGTTCTGGTCTCCGGGTTGAAGGAGTGATTTTCCGGTAAATTCGAATGGTTGCCATCCCTGGACTGCTCAATGATAAAGACATCACCTTGTCTGATTACTTTTCTGCCCACTTTCCGAGCTTTGTGGACAACAGCGGGGGTTGTATAGTCGATAGCCTCTTTTATCGTTGTTACTGTTGCAGGGCAGCGGATAGCCCAATATTGACCACATTCAACCCCAGCAAGATAGACAAAGCGTTGAAAATAAACATGCTGACGACTGTATTTTTTCCAACCTTCCAGTACAAAAAGACGATAGCCTCTTTTTGACTCTTCGATTTTCATTTTTAACAATTTTGCCTTTGACCAAGGCTCATCTTTATAGCCCGTTTGGAACTCAACCTCGAAGCCTCTATCAATTACAGCTTGATAATACTTCTGATCTGTTTTTGTCATGGTTGTTTTCTCCTTTGTGTTAATTGACAGGTTTTAAAGTGTTTTTATTTTTAACTTACAAGATAAAAAAACCTCTGTCAACTAAAAAATCATGTATGTTGAGATTAATTGACATTTTGTGACAAAAATATCTAAAATCGTTTTAAAATCCACGAAAATTGTCAACAGATATCTTCATTAGTATAATTAATGAATATATTAATAAACTATTAGTCACAGCTTATGGAAATGTATGTGTTGTGTATGTCTTAATAGTTGACAAAACCAACGTACATGTATGTCTAGATCCTTGAATTTACTGGCTTGTGTATGTGTGTGTATGTCAAAATTAAACTCCTCTACCAATTTTACCAGAGAAAGGAAAGAGGTGTTAATTGACACATACTTTTGGTTATATATTTCATATTATATAAAAAGGTATTTCGTTTTGACATACACACACATACACAGCCCTTTAAACATGCGGGTTTAGACATACATGTACGTTGGTTTTGTCAACCAGTGGCAATGTACATTGAAATCAGTTGACTTATATTCTCTGTCAACTGACACACATCATTTCTAATCTACTAGAAGCCGTAGTGATTGCGACATAACCACATAACTGTACGTTATCATTGAATTTTTGTGTCCTGGGACAGTGGGGATCGGGGGAAAATCGGCCATAAAAATAAGCGGCAAACACGACTACAACCACCCAGACCCCCTCCTAGTCTGTGTCAATTGACACAACCACCCAATAACTTAAAAAAAATCTTGACATCAACCCGTAAACTCATATAATAAGAAACGAAAGTTTAAAAACCACCAAATTCAACAGAGAAGGAGAGAAAGATGGGACTTACACTTGAAAACATGGAAGCTGAAAGTGTGAAACACTTACATAAAAACCTAAACTCCACAATAAGTATCCCTGATGAAACCCCACAACCTACGAACGAAGTACCTGGGACACAAACCCCTGGGACACAAACCCCTGGGACACAAACCCCTGGGACACCAACCCTTAAAGTTATGAAACATCTCGATTTACTGGAAGCCTTTAAAGAATTAGGTACAGTATCCGAGGCTTTAGATGATTTGATAGCGAGTATGTGCGACATCCCACAAGATCCGAGTCAAAAAGAGAACATTGGGGGGCTTTCCCTTGTACAAACCTTAACTGGTGGTCCTGTAATCATAAGGGAAAGTATCAAACAGATGCATGAAAAAATAGAATATATTCGAACTTTATTGTTCTGATAAGTAAACTATGGCACAAATTCCTGAAACACTACAACGAAGTATAAACCTCCCGAGGTTTTATACCCCCGAACAAGTCATGGCCGACCCTGACAGGCTGAGGTTGAAGATCGTAGACTATTTCTCGCTTTTAAAAGATGAGGATGATCCGCAACTTCCGACCCCTCCAGGTCTTGCTATGGCTATCGGTTTAAGAGGATTCGATGCGCTGCAGCGTATCATCCGGGCAGAGGAAGATGTGCCGGGGACTTACATGAAGGAGTCCATGGCTTGCCTCGAACTGGCAGGATCTTTTATTGAAGACGCATATATTCAAGGCGGCTTGAGAGAAGCAATGCCGCAGCAGTTTGTGAAGTTTCTTCTCTCAACTTTTTTCAACCGGAGAGAAAAGGCTCAGGTTGATGTGAATGCGGATATGGTTTTCAAGATCGAGATAGAAGGCATATCCAACCGCAAGAATCCGACAATCATAGACGTGACACCCGGTAAGAAGGATATAAAAGAGCTTGATTTCAAGACTAAAGAAATAGAGGGGTTTGATGATTTGATATGAAACCATCCAAAGAGCTGGAAAGGGTAAGGGATCTTCAGATGCACGAGACTCTTATTTTCGACATTGATGAGTTTACAGAGTATGAGGTGCTGAGAGTGGACACCGGTTACATTTATACCCGAAAAATAAAACACTCTTATCACGACACAACTTCTGTTTTTGTACCGATTACTTAGATATGCCGTCTTTAAAGCTCCCTTACGATTTTAATCTCCGTCATTACCAAGATCCGGTATGGCAAGCTTTTGTTGTTAATAATATCCGGAGGGGTATCACTGTTTGGCCCCGGAGAAACGGTAAAGATCTTGTTGCTATCAACATACTCACTGCAAAGGCCGTTCAAAGAAAAGGCCTTTATCTGTACATGGCCCCTTTTTCTAATCAGGCAAGGCAGATTATATGGTTGGGAGCTGATGGCTCGGGACGGAAGTTTCTTGATTACATTCCAAGAGAGTTGATTAAGAACAAAAGAGAGACAGGTATGGAGTTGGAATTGAAGACTGACTCTGTTCTTAAAGTATGCGGGTCTGATAACATTGACTCAATCATGGGAACAAACCCGGTTGGGATAATTTTTACCGAGTTTTCTCTTCACCGACCCGAAGCCTGGCATTATCTTCGGCCCATCTTGGCAGAGAACAACGGATGGGCTTTATTCAACGGCACGCCCCGTGGTCTGAATCATATGTACCAGCTCTTCAGAGCCGCTGAGAAGAATGAAAACTGGTTCAGCCAGTACTTGACCCGGGATGATACCGGCGTGCCCACACTGGAAGCTATTCAGCAGGATAGAGAGTCCGGGATGCCGGAGTCACTGATTCAACAGGAGTATTATTGCTCCTGGACAGCTTCATCTGAGAACGTATTGATTCCTCTTGATATCATCCAACCGGCAGTGAATAATCGACTAAAAGAGGAAGACTTTGGTTTTGCCCCTAAAATCGTAGGGGTTGATCCGGCATATTCAGCCAAAGGTGACAGTGCTACTATCGCAAAACGGCAAGGTCGTCATTTATACCCCATCTTGAAGTTTAAAGGTGTGAAACCTCAGGATCTCGGGTCTATTGCTGTAAAAGAGGCCAGCTCATGGGGTGCTGATGCCATAATGGTTGACAGTGGCCGGGGTGAGGGAGTCATTAACCAGATTGAAAAGCTCGGGTATGGTGACATCCTGTACCCTGTTCATTTCGCCGCAAGGTTGTCAAACTCGTTGTATCTTAACAAAAGAGCTGAGATATATGGCAAGGTCAAGGATTGGTTCATGGCCGGAGCTTATAAAGGGCAGACACCTTCCATACCGGACGATGAGAACCTGATAGTCGGTCTTTCGACACCCACATGCGAGTTAAATGATAAAGGTTATATTCAGATGGAGTCCAAGCAGCACATCCGTTCAAGAGCCCCCGGAACCCCTTTTGATGAAGCGGATGCTCTTGCCGTTACTTTTGCGGAGGAGGTTGATGTGATACACCGGGCTACACCTCAGATGCGGGAGAGGGGAATTACTGATGAGACACTCAGGCAAATGAGACACTTTAAGGAAAAAAGGGATCGGAATTATGATCCAATGAATTTTTATAATGACGACTATGACCCCTTTATATAATTTTCAATTTGTACCGGTGGATTTAGACAATGCTGCCATGCGCCATTTTGTCTTTCGTTACTGGAAAGATTTAAAACAACATAACCTGTTGCGTTATCGTGTTCCGGAAATTCAAAATCCGGATCTTGATGTGGTTTCTTCGATGCTTAATAATAAAAAATTATGGAATTACATCTGTTGGGATAACGACAATGACACAGTTATTGGGGAAGTAATGTTGTCTAACTACTGCGGAAAAGCGGCTCAAGCCCATTTTTCACTTCATCCATCTGTCTTCGGGAGAAAAAGATCAGTTGAGATAGGCCGGAGGGGGCTTGATTATATTTTTCAGTTGAAATTTGACGGTGAGTTTGCTGTTAATAATGTTCTAGGGCTTCTGCCAGTATGTAATACTCTTGCTATTCGTTGGTCAAAGGTCGTGGGTTTCCAAGAAGTAGGTATTTTAAAAGACGCAGTTGTTTGTCACTATGCAGATCCGGTTATACAAGATGTTGTAGTGTCTCAAATTCATCGTGATTATTTTTACTTGACATCTTAACAATAATTCCTGTATTTTTGTAAAAAGCTATTTTTTTTAAAAAAATGTATAGAGGTTTATTATGGGATCTTCTTCCACGGCATCTGCCTTAAACCTGGCTACCGGTACTCTGGTTGGTAACTTATATGACGCTTTGACCGATGATGACGAAGAAGCGGCTACTTCTTCGACATCTTCTGCGGCTACCATAGAAATTCCGGACATAGAAATTCCGGCCATAAGCTTACCCGATTACGAAGCAATCTATCAAAAGCAGCAAGAGGAAGCGGAAAGGAGAATGGGGATAGAAGAACTTAATTCCCTTTATTCTTTGAAATACGATTCCGCTGACAAGGCTGTTCAGGATGTCAATGCCCAAATTGCAGAGGAAGCTTCTCATGCGGCTACCCGTGGGCTTGATTATTCCGTGTCTGAAGCTGAAAAGATGAACAGGATAAATAACCTGTTTGCGTCTTACTGGTCTGCTGATCAGGAATCAAGTCTTCAGAAACTCATAACCACCTGGGGTGAGCAAGGTCAGGTGTGGGATTCCGGTATAATGCGGGGAGAGGGAACAGCTTCTTCCGGAGCTGCTCCGACTGCTGAAAAGCCAGCCGGTCAAACTGTTTCTTCAAGACGTTCCGGTACTACTGTTTTAACCGATGAAAAAGAAGCTCTTGGAGGAAAGACAGTCTTAGGAGGTTAATTATGGGAAAGTCTGAATCTGAAACAACGTCAGCTCCTTCTACTCCTGATTATACCAGTGCCATAGAATCCATGGCCGAAGCTATGATCAGTTTACAGGAGCAGCAGACAGAGGTTATACAAGCTACCACTCAGGCCCAATTACTGAAGCCGCCAGATCCTACTCCCACAAAGACATATGATTGGGAGGCTAAAAGACAGCAGTTGAAAGAAGGTATTGCCCTGGAAGCCGAAAAAGAAGCTGCCAGAAAGAAAGGTCGGTCCAGTACAATTTTGACTTCTAAACTCGATCCCAATCCTGATGTAGTCAGTCAGAGTCTCATAGCGGAAGAAACATAATGCCCGATTCAAAAGTTGGAACCCGATCATATCACGCTTTAGAGTACGAAGAATTCCTTGAAGAGCGAAGAGATTACGATATTGAAGCTAAATTGATTTCTCGATTCGTTACCCCTGGTCGTGGGGTGTTTACTACATATACCAGACCCCCAAAACGAAAATTTAGTGCGGTTGATTCCATAAACCCGGCAGCAGAGGAAGCTCTGTACGTTCTAGTCTCAGCGCTGGATGAGGGGATTATATCGACTCTTCGGCCCTGGTTTAACCTTGATCCGGTGGATCGGGTTGCTAAAAGGTCTTTTGCTGTTAAACGATGGTTTTCGGAATCACAGGAGGTTTTAAAAAACCACCTTCTCGCTTCTAATTTTTACAGCATAATGAGTAGTTGGTTTACGGAGTACTGCGCTTTTGGAAACGGTGCATTATTGGTAGTTGACACAAACACTCCGGGAACAGCTTTCAAATTTAAGAATTATACCTATGGGGAGTACGTCATAGGGACTGATGACAATGGGGAGGTTGATCGGTTTTATTCCTTGTTATTTTTTACACCCCATCAACTTATAAAAAAGTTTGGAAAAAACAGACTCCCGGAAAAGATAAAAGAACTCGCAAAAGAGAAAAATGCCCATCTGCAGTATTATACGGTTTTACATGCCATAACGGAACACCGTTACATGGATAAGCCCATAAGTTCGTGTTATTTTCTCTTGGATTTTGCCGGGCATAATAAAAAAGTACTCAAGGGTGATAGAGAAGAACTCGAAAAACCAATATTGAAAGAGGGTTTTTACGAAAGACCTTGGGGTGTTGCCAGAATGGGGGTTATAGGCTCAGATGTGTATGGGGTCGGGAGAGGAAGTAAGGTTTTACCCCATGCAAGACGGTTGCAGGAAATTGAAAAGGGTTTTTTGAAAGCGGTTCATAAGACTATCGATCCTCCTACTACTGCCCCGAGTTATTTGAGAAATAAACTCAATATGCTTCCAGGGGCCAGGAATTATGTTAGAAATTCTCAGGATAAAATTGAATCCGCTTACAATATAAATTTTAATTTTCAGGCTGCAGCGGCAGCAGCAGAGAGGATAGAGGAACACATAGGAAGAGGGTTTTTTAATGACATCTTTCTTACAGCGGCCAGAGATCCAAATGCAAGCCCGCTAAAAGCAACTGAAGTACTCGTAAAAGAAGAAGAAAAGAATCTTCGATTGGGTCCGGTGGTCAAACCGATAATCCATGATATGCTCCGACCTATTTTAAGCAGGTGTCTGCTTATACTGGCTAGGCGTGACGCTTTGCCGCCGATACCGGCAGAACTTGAGGGACTTAATCTTGACTATGATATAACCTTTACCGGTGTATTGGCCCAGGTACAAAAATCTATTGCTGCCAAACCAATAACAAATTTTCTGGGAGCAGTCAGTGGCGTGGCCTCCTATGATCAAACTGTTCTCGATAAGGTAAACTCAGATAATATTGTTGATGAGTTTGCTGATATTTATGGAGTACCTATAACAGTATTGAATGATGACGATAAGGTAAACCAGATAAGAGCAGAGAGATTGAAACAGCAGCAGGAGGAAAAACGAAAAGTAGAAGGGGCAATGATGCAGAAAGCCCGAAGCGAGGATACACTTACGCAATCTCAAGCTGCAAAGAATTACGCAGATGTAGGGGATACACTTACAGATGTACTAGGTGAAGGTGCATAATGGCTGAATATCAACCGGATAAAGATGAAAGAAAAGAGGCGCAACAAGTCAACCATTTGACTAAGCTTCACCGCTCAAAAATAAGAGAGGCTTTAAAAAATAAGGATACCAGATATTTAGTGTGGAAAATATTATGTAACTGTGGTATCTATGAATCTATCCATCCAGGAGAGTTAGCTGATTTTAATCTTGGTAAACGAGAAATAGGTTTAATTTTACTTGACGAAATACAAGAAGCCAGCCCTGGGATATATTTAACAATGCAGAAGGAGGCTCAAGGTTATGAGTAAAGATGGTACCGTTATGACGGCAGATCCTACCCCGGCAGATCCTACCCCGGCAGATCCTACCCCGGCAGATCCTACCCCGGCAGATCCTACCCCGGCAGATCCTACCCCGGCAGATCCTACCCCGGCAGATCCTACCCCGGCAGATCCTAATAAATCCTGGCTTGACAGCTTGCCGGAGGGTATTCGTAATCATGAGAGACTGAAGGGTTTTGAATCAGTTGAAGATGTTGTAAAGGCTTTTACTGAATCTGAACTACCCACCGAAGTACCGGATCAGTATGATATCCCAGAAGATGTGAAAGGGTTGACAGAGGCTCTTAACAAATACGCAAAAGACAACAAATTGACACAGGGGCAGCTTGATGCCACTATTAATCTCAATAAGAGGATCATAAGTAGCCTTTTCGCTCATAAAGAACAACAGATAAATGAGCAGAATCAGGCGGGACTTACCAAACTTTTTGAAGAGTGGGGAGAGAGTAAAGAACTCAATGTGTCATTGGCCCATAGAGCTTTAGCCTTCATGGACCCGGAAGGTGAAATTCGATTGCTTTTGGAAGATAAAGCCACTCGTGCCGGTGATAATCCGGCCATCATCAAAGGGTTGCATCTGGTCGGAAAAGCTCTACAAGAAGGTGGGATCATACAAGCTCCGAGTACAACCAAGAGAAGTACCAAAACAACTCGGGCTCAACGTATGTATCCGACAATGAACAGTGAAAATAATTAAGGAGAAAAGTTATGGCTTATGATCCTATGTCGAATGCAGATTATCCGAATTTGATCAATCTGACAAAAACCATGGACCCTGATGGGTCTATTGCCGATGTTGGAGAACTTCTGACACAGTATAATCCAATCCTGGAAGACATTCCCTTGGTAGAGGGCAATCTGCCAACCGGTCATCGTGTTACCGTTCGTAACGGACTGCCTACACCTGTCTGGCGTAAGTTCTATCAGGGTGTTACCCCGACCAAAGGTAAAACAACTCAGGTCGATGATACCATTGGCATGTGCGAAGATTACGGCGAAGTCGATAAAGATCTTGCCGATCTTAACGGCAACACCTCCGAGTTTCGTCTCCAAGAAGATACCGCCCACATTGAGGGTATGTCTCAGGAACTGGCAAGCACTATTTTTTACGGAGATACGGATGTTGATCCGGAGAAATTTAACGGTCTGGCCCCCCGGTATGATGCTATCGGCGATCCTGCCGATAAACCGACAGCTCAAACCAACTCGGCATACCTGAAGCACATTCTTAATGCCGGTGGTACGACTGCGGATGTTCAAACGTCAGTATGGTATGTCGTTTGGGCACCTCAAACAGTTTTCGGGATCTACCCGAAAGGCTCAAAAGTCGGTATCCAGAGTCGGGATCTCGGAGAGCAAACCCTGTTTGATTCCGATGGTGGTCGTTTCCAGGGATACCGGACACATTATCAGGTGAAGCAGGGTCTTTGTGTGAAGGATTGGAGGTATATAGTTCGTATCGCCAATGTTGAGTTAGGTGATATGTTGGATGCCACTGCCCAGAAGACACTCCTTCAGATGATGAATAAGGCCAGGTACACCGTACCCTTGAGTGGTATTGGTCGTGGTGTTTTTTATTGCTCTCCGGCGGTACTCGCAATGCTGGACGATGCGGCAGTTTTCAAAAGCAACGCTGCCCTTGGATGGCGGGATGTATTTGGGGATGGAAAAGAGATGACCACCTATCGTGGTATTCCGATCCGTGCCTGTAATGCTATCCTGGAAACCGAAGCTGTTCTTACCTAATAACATCCGGTAAGATAGTTTTTTTTAAAATACTAATAGGAGACAGTTATGCTGCAAGATAATACTTTATCCGTCACTTCAGCAACCGCTTTTGATCTCGAAACCGTTCGTCCCGGCCCCGGTAAATCCATTAAGTTCTGTATCAACGGTCTTGATGCAGCTGCAGACATGGCAATCACCCACTGCGACACAGAGGGTGGTTCGTATGTTGCTCTCATGACAGTAGCGGTGCCAACTGAAGAAGCAATGACTTTTGAGATCCCCTCGAATGCAAAGAGGTATATCAAGATGACTCTTGGTACCGGAGCTGAGTGTGCTGTTGTGCTGGATGGACAGACAAACCGGTAGATCCAAAGAGAAATAAGAGGTAACGCTTGACGTGTTAAATGGGGTTGACGTATAATGCGTCAGCCCCATTTTTTTATTAAAGGAGAAAGACATGAAATGTGTATGTGAAAGACGGTGCTGGATCAGGAATAAAATAGGCAAGATTCGTTACTATGCCGAAGGCGATATTGACGATTTTGACAAAGTACCTACTCATTTTCAAAGATTAGACGGCGAACCTGAAGAGAAGAAATTCGATCCGTCTACTCCTGATCAAACACCAGCTCCGGACTTTTCAAAGATGTCAGAAGAAGATCTTAAAGCCGGAAAGTTTGAGCTGAAACGACTCAAGGAATTTATTTCTGAAAGATACGGAGTATCGATGGGCAATACCGGTTTGGAGAAAACGGTAGAGAAATTCATTGAACTTCGCATGGTGTAGCAGGAGGTTCTGATGTCAACAAGTGCTGTTTCAATTTGCAATCTCGCTTTGGCTGAAATAGGTGAAAAACCTATTCGTGACCTGGGTGAGTCTAATGAAAGATCAAGGATGTGTAACTATCTTTACGAATCCTGTCGAAACAGGCAACTGTCAGCTTTTGATTGGGGTTTCGCCAGGAGAACAGCTACTCTTCAGAAATTAGATCAGGATCATGCCAGGGGTACGCCTTATCAGATACCATCCGATTGTCTTGCTCCCAGATCACTACATCCACAAGTAAAGACAAAGAGAACATTCTTCATTGAGGGCCAAAAGATAATTGTTCCGGATTATCTTGTCGTAGAAGGTGTTGATCTGCATCTTGTTTACACTCGAAAAGAGACTGATGCTTCTTTTTACACTCAGGATTTCATCGAAGTTTTGACTCTTGATTTAGCATCTCGTTTGGCCGGACCCATTGCTTCTGATCTTAAACTGGCAGCATCCAAGAAAAAAGAAATGAAATTGGCCCAAATAGAGGCATATTCTAATGATGCTTCTTTTGATTCCGAGTATCCGGTGCATGATGAAAATCCTCACAATGATTCTTTTGTAAATCCTGAGAATTGGGGTGAGGGTAACTTAGATTATACAGACTGATGGCTAATCGATTTTACAGACATAAGCGGTCTTTTAATGCAGGGGAAATTTCTCCTCTAATATCAATGTTGACTGATAACATCCGTTTTAAAAATGGATGTAAGACTATGCAGAACATGGTCGCTTTAACACAGGGGCCAGCCAGAAGACGTTCCGGTTTTGAGTTCGTTTACGATATATCTTCTCTCCTTGGTGGGGCTCTTACTGCAACGACTCCTCGGTTGGTCCCTTTTATTTTCAATGAAGAGAGTGCTTATACTCTGGTATTTTATCTGCACAATAACGGCAATGTAAGAGTTGTATTCGGCATAGATAGCGGATTAGTAGAGGATTCCTTAAACCCTGGGAATCCTTATGTTTTCGAGTTCACCGGGACTATGGAGCTTGATCAGCTTAGTTTTGCTCAAAGTGCTGATATATTATTCATAACGCAACCGAACAGAATGCCTATTGCGTTCAAACGTAATGGTCACGATGATTGGGAAGCTGATGAGGTTGCCATGTCGGAGCAACCTTTTACCCTAAACATTGATGATTCTCTAACTATTACACCTTCTGCCGTAACCGGCAGTATTACTTTGACAGCAAGTTCAGCTCTGTTTGACGTAAACTTTGAAGATCTTGAGATGAAGGTGAACGGGGGTCGGGTAGTTATTACATCATACACGAGTTCAACGGTGGTTGATGCCACGGTTACGGTAGAGTTGGAGGATACTACAGCAAGAGCAGATTGGTCTACCCCGGAATGGAGTCCGGTTAACGGGTATCCTGAATTTGTTGCCTTTTTTGAACAACGTATTGCCTACGGATCTATTGCTACACGTCCGCAGACGATCTGGTGTTCAAAATCAGGTGACTATTATGATTTTGGCAGATCAGATCCCATAGTGGCGTCTGATGGACTTACTTTCACCCTTGATGCGGGTGAACAGAATAAGATTCAGTGGATGGCTACCGGCAGACAATTACTTGTCGGGACTCTAGGGGATGAATGGACAATATCCGGAAGCGGGTATGAACCTTTGTCTTTTCAGTCTATTATGGCCTCACGCCATACTAACAACGGAGCTGAGAAGTTAAGACCTTTGATGATAGGTCCGGTTACTATTTTTCTTGAGCGTTTAGGCAGGACGGTAAATCAGTTTGCTTTTGATTATAACCGTGATGCGTATGTAACCGTTGATCTTTCTGTTTTAGCCCCCCATTTGACAGAGAATTATACTATTGTTGGATGGGCATATCAGCAGACACCAAATGGCATAGTGTGGTGCGTCAGGGAAGATGGATATATGATAGCTCTTACTTTTAAGAGGGAACACAATGTCACTGGATGGCATGTTCATATAACGGATGGATTGTTTAAATCTGTGGCCTCTATACCCGGTGACAATAAGGAAGATGAGGTATGGACTCTTGTTCAGAGAGAAATAAACGGTACGGATAAGTGGTACTTAGAGGTAATGGCACCTGAGTTCAAATCAGACGACATGACTGAAGCTCGTTTTCTTGACAGTTTCCTGGTGTATGATGGTGTTGCAGCTACGACAATAAGTGGTTTGAGCCACTTAGAGGGTTGTACTGTCGAAGCCTTAGGTGACGGTTCTCCTTTAGGTGAGTTTACTGTTTCAGGCGGGGCTATTACTCTTCAAAAAGCTAAATCTCATGTAGTTATAGGATTACCCTATGTTTCTGAATTACGTCCTTATTTTATGGATTACAGTATCGAGGATGGGGCAACGATAAGCCGCATTGCAAGAATACTTGAAACGGATATTTTTCTGTATCATTCTTTGGGCCTGGAAGTAGGCCGCTATGATCATGAAGATGCAGAAGAGTACATGGACCCTGTTCCTTTCCGGAAACCGTCAGATATAATGGGAGAACCGGTCCCTGTTTTTGAAGGGGTTAAACCTTTTACGTTTACCAGTGGGTATGATCGTGATATCGACTTGATCATAAGACAAACTCAACCCTTGCCTTTAACCGTTTTAGGCTTGGTTGATAGGGTAGCCATAGGAGATTAAAATGTCTTATTGGGGCATAATAGCGTCTGCAGCTTCATCGTCTACGTCATCCCTGCTTAGTTATGGTTACAATATGCAGAATGCTGATAATGTTTTGGCTCTTGCAAAGGCCAACTCAGCGGCTTTGGCTAAACTTGGAGATTCCCAAGCGGGTGCAATTCTGGCAATGGGTAAGGTGAATGCCATGATATCTCTTGGACTTGGAGAGATGGAGTACGAGCTTATCATGGAAAAAGCCAAATTTAATGCCAAAGTATCTAGCATGATAGGTGACTATAATGCTCATTTACTTGAAGACGAAGCCCGGCTTATTTGGAATCAGGCAGATCTGGACGAAGAGAGACTTGAGGAAGAATATGCCAGAGCGGAAGGTCATATGCAGGTCGGTTTCGGTGCTTCAGGTGTTATCATGGATCAGGATTCCCCTCTTGAAGCAATCATAGGACTCCGGACTCAGGGGGCCATGGATAAGTTCATATTGAGACATAATGCGGATATTAAAGCAGGAAAGGTTTTGGATGCCGCAGCAAGATCAAGATGGGAAGGTAATTTTGCAGCTCAACAGATGATCATAGAGGGTCAGTTGAATGCTTTCAATTCTTATGCGAACAGATATTTGAGTGCTGCTGGCAGTATTGCACAGGCGAATATTTCAGCCAAGGCAACAGCCTATAACTATAGCGTTCAGGCCTGGCAAGCGTTGAACAATGGACTCGTTCAATATTCCAATGCAAAAAATTCTGCACAAGCATCTTTACTTTCTGGCCTTTTAGGAACCGGTTCATCTACGACAAGTTCAATTTTGAGTTCAAAAAGTTCTTCTAAATAAACATTATGGCTACTATTTTAGGAACAACACAAACTGCGGGAATAGGGACTGCGAGAAAGCGCAGTCCAGTTACAGGGGTAGATATGCCTCGTGGTGTCAGGTTACAAACCGGTGGGGCTCCTGCTCCCTTAAAAGGGCGCACTTTGAACTTCAGAACCCAATACAATGCCCCTCCTAAATTATTTGCTCCAAACTTGCGAGCCCCTACACTTGATGTTCCTAATAAAGTGTACTCTCCTTTTACGAATATGGAGAGAGATACTAACCTGATCGTGAACGCCATCATGAAGCGCAAAAACGATGAGGATAAGGTCAATGCAGAAAGAGCTTTACTTGCTGCTCGTGAACGATCCAGACAGCTTTTCAGAGGGGTTGATAAGCAGGGTAATGTTGTGGGTTACAGTCAGCAGAGAAGTCAGGATGCGATTGATGGTTTTTTACCATATCAAGAGAGTGTTCGATCCATATATGAAGAAGTCGGGTCTACTTTATCTGATAATGCCCGTTTACTTTTTGAAGCCAGGGCCAGGGGTTATCGGACAGCGGATATTGAGAAAGGATTGGATCATCGAGTATATCAGGAAAGGATTCGCAATAAGGATTTAATTGCTGCCAAAACGCAAAGTTTTCAGGCAGATGTAGCAGGAGGGTATTATGATGTTTTAAGACAATTTCAACAAGGCAATCCCTTGGTACGAGCGGATGGAACTATTTTACCGTCCAAAAGTTTCTTTGAGCGATCTTTGCCGGAGAGCGGTATAACCGAGATTGAGAAAGATGAATTAAGAGTTAAACATTATAGAATTTCTATTGATTCTATTTTATCCGGACCGGTACCGGAAGGTTCAAAATTTAAAACTACACTCGATGCCGCTATCGATTTTGATAGAAAATTTCAGAAACACAATACACCTATTGGTCGGCAAAAATTAAGGGAATATTTTCGGGAAAAATTAAAAGCCCAGGACGCTGAGAAGAGCAGACAGGAGCAGCTCGAGATAAATAATGCTGCTGTAAATTTCAAAGCAGGACTTGGTAAGGTTTTGGCTCACGGTATCATGGATCAGAATAAGTTGATTTATGACAACTATGTTAAACAGTATAACGCTTTGGTCAAAGCGTCTGAAGGTGTTGGTGACGATAGAGCTTTTACCAAAGATGTTGCTGATCAGATAGCTTACGGGTTGATAGAGATATCAAAAGACGAAGACATACACGGGGGTAACGGGCTTACTCTGATTAGGAATAGTTGGTCAGAATTTTCTAAGAAAAACAATATCCCTGTTGAGATAAAATTCAGGGTCAATGACAAGATTGTAAAATACGAAGAGGATCTTTTGAAAATGAACAGAATGGATTCTCAGCGTAAGTATAAAAAAGCACTGAAGCAAGCTACATCTTTTGATGAGAAAGGCAGACCGTTGCTCTCTGAGCAGGATTTACGAAACGTGATACCTGATCCTGACATGGCTCAAAAAGCTGTTTCAGCTCAACGTGCGGAAATAAAGGTGCGTAAAGGTTTAATCTCCGAGGTAGAGGAAGATGAAAGAGATCGTAATGATCGACTGTATGAAGTAAAAGCCAGAGAAGGAAAACTCAGGAGCGGCAGTGAGGATTATGACACTTTTCAGGAGCTTTTCGCTCAAGGTAAGATTTCTGTTTCAGGGTTTGATAGAGCAGAGAAAGCCAGAGCAAACTATGGAGTTTTGAAAAAAACAGATTCACCTGTTAAAAAACGGGTTCTGGCTCAAGTAAAAGCCGCCATTAAAGATGATTTTCTGATCTCTGAGGAATATAAAGAGAAAGGGGGTATATACTGGAAAGACGATAAGTATACTGAAGTTACAAAGCAGCTTGCTTTTCAGGATGCCATAACTCAGCTTGAGCGGGATGTAAATAATTCGAAAGACCCTAAAAACTTTAACTATAGTCAATGGCTTACTGATTATATTACCAGCTTTGAAGGTACCGGTCCGGGAGAAGAAAGGAGCATTCTCAAGGATGCCTGGAATTTTATAAAAAAAATGGAAGCCACAAAATCAGTTCTACTTAATGTTCCAATCAAGGCTATTGAAGGGTTATCTGCAGAAGCGGTAAATCTTCAGGATTTTATCCCCTCTATGCCGACAAATGAGGATTCTCGATTAAAAGGGTTGTCTCCTGATGAGGTCGAGGCCGCTCAGTTCTTGCAAAACAAATTAGGTGCTGCTGCATATAATCAGCTTAATGAAACGAGTTTAAGGAAATATGTTCAACAGATAATAAATTCTGAAGAGTATCAGAAAAGTAAATGACAGACTTAATTACCGAAATACCTTCAGAGGAAGAGAAAGTTACAAGGCTGGCTTCCGATGAAGAGGAAGATCAAATTGTCGAGGGTTTTGAACTCGATCAGGAAGAAGATCTGGAAACCCCTGAATTTAATACTGGCCCACCTTCCCTTGATGATATAATTTTCTCAGCTCAAAAAGAGTCCGGGGTTATTTCAAAGGATGCTCCTTCAACCCGGTCTTTTACTCCCGGATACCCGGAAGACCAACCCGGACCTTTGCAAAAAGGTATTATTGAAACTTCTGAGGGTGCTAGAGCTGCAGCTATTCAGGTGACAATGGGTGCTAAGGTAGCTGATCTAATGATCAATTACACTCCTGAGCAGATAGAACAGAATCCAAAATTGTTAGAAGATATTATTGCTCTTGAAAAAGATATACCCAATACCCTGCAGGGAAAAACCGGGTTATCCAGATTTCCGTATCTTGCGGGTTCTGCTCTTTATACTTCGATGATAGGACTGGAAGCCGGGGTTAAGGGAACCGCTCTTGGTGCAGCAACTTCGTTGATAGTCAAAGATCCACGAGTAGCTTTAGGTGTTCGGGTCGTTGGAACGGCGGCTTTTGCATATGAGAAGTGGCAACATATTATGACCGGCATGGCCCTTATCGATTTGTATAAAAACAAAGAGATACGGGAGAATGTACCTTTTAAAGATATCTTCGCTGCAGCTAAAGTAAATGGTCGTATAAATGCAGCTATTGAAACGGTAGGTGATCTGTTCCTATTAAGGACACTTCCTCTAGGGAAGATTGCTGATGTGTGGCGAAAACCGGTAAAGGAAGCGGTACGGAAATCTCTGATTAAAACAATTTCACAGAAAGCCGGGATAAAACAGGCTCTTAGGGTTTTGAACTCAAAGATAGGAAAGTTTGCCACGGCAACAGCGTCAGAGGTGATGGAAGAGAATCTTCAGCTGATTGCGGATGTGTCTACTGAGAATTACCTCATGAATCTTCGTAATGAATTACGGGCAGACAATGTTCCTTTAAAAGATGTGGAGTATATAATTACTCAGATGAAAAGCCAGTTTGCTGATAATCTGATGAGTGCCTTGGCTGTGTCTGGTGGTTTTTCAATGGTGGGTGCCACGGTGGAGGAAACTGTTCAGCAAGTTAACGATATAAGGCAAGCTCATCAAGCCGCTCAGGCAAAGAAAGATCATAATGCCAGGATGAAGAAAATAGCCAAAGAGGATGAGCAGAGATATCAGAAAATAAGAAGAAAAGACAGGGAGACTGCTCCCCGTGTTGCAGATGATGTTCAGGTGATAAATGATGAAGGTGTCGCTTTTCGTCAGTTGGATGCCCATAAAGAAAATATTGAAGATTTCAAAAGAGGTAAACCAGCCCCTGTAACCGATGAGGAAATAGATAACATAATATTATCGTCTGAGGACAGTACAGCTGAAGGGATATCTGAACTGGTGGGTAAGCAATTTTCTGCCAGAGGAACGGAGTATACTGCCGATTTCAGCCTGAATCTGAGAGACATTGTAAAAGATGAAGAAAAAGCAGAAAATATTGAATCTCTTTTTGAATCCAGGGCCGATGCTTTGGGGGTCACTGTTGAGGATTACTTTAAAGCTCGTAAAATTTCTCTTGAGAATCGTACCAAGGAGAAAGTTGACGGAAAGAAAGCAGCGGTTATTTTCACGTCAGAAGGTGAGACTATTATACAAGCCTTTCAGGGTGCCGATATAACTTCGATGATCCATGAAGTCGGTCACGTTTTCCGAAGAGATTTGTCAGATATGGAATTGGGGATTGCCGAAAAGTGGCTAGGGATTGAGGACGGTACCTGGGGAATTGAACATGAAGAGAGGTTTGCCGTAGGTTTTGAGAAATACTTACAGGATGGTAAGGCACCTACAGTGGAATTGCAGACTGTTTTTAAGAAATTTGCCAAGTGGATTACTGAAGTCTGGTCTACTGTCAGAAACAATATTGTTCTTGATGATAATATTCGTGGAGTATATGATCGGCTCTTTACCGATACTGGCAGAGAAGTTCCCGGGACACCTTCTACCAGAGAGACATTATTTCAATCAGATGAATCTCAGCAAACAGATCCGGATAAGCCGAAAATCCCAATTCAGACAGCTTTTGAGAAAAAGATACTTGAGCATGTAGAAAAAGCTCGTGTATTCGCCTCAGAGGGAAATAAGGACGGATACACCCTAGAGTATGCCAAGATAAAAGAATTGCTGTCCAGGGCTAATCTGAACCGCATAGCAGTGGTTAAAAAGCAAAAGCTCCGGCAGCGGATAAATCATAAAATAAAGAAATTCTCAAGACCAAAGAAAATAAACGGCAAACTGGTAAACAAGGTTACAATGCCAGGAACCGTTGCTTATTTTGAAACTCTTGAAAATATAAGAGGGTTGTCCAGAGATCAGGTAAAACAAAAGTACTTTGAAATTCACGATGAGATAAATAGCGAATTTTCAATAGGAGAAAAGGGTGAAGTAGAGAATAAACTTCTCTCACCGGAAGACCTTATTGCTTATAATCTGCTGAAAAGCAAGGCTTTTGCAAGGAGTATGTCTGTTGAAGATTTGCAAAATTTACATGATGATATCCAGCAAGTAATTGATACTGGAAAATCTGAAAGATCCGCTCAACTCTTTGCCGAAGCAGAAAGAATAAATAATCTTGTCCTTCAAGCACTTGAAACTTTAAAATTTCCAGACGGCAAACTATCCGATCAACTTATAGCCAGAGGCAAAGACCCTATAAGTGAGAATGGTTTTAAAGTAAAAGCTTTTTCAGGTTTTGATCCTGTCAGCGGTATATGGATCAATGCGTGGCATGATTACATGGATAGTCTGGATACTGTTTCAGGATCTCCTATGAAACAGGGGTTTTTTGCTAAATTCGGTCAAACAATAAAGCAGGAGAATACTGAACAGGAAAGTACCCGGCTTGCTATGGAACAGGTATTGTCTGGTTTGGCTGAAGCATATGGCATTGATAAAAACCTCCCTCTTCAAAAGATGTTAGATGAAGGAGATAAAATACTTAACAGGGAGAATTTTGAACTGGTTGATCTACCAGCGGTGGAGTGTCTCATAAAAGATCCTGATACTGGAAAATATAAAGAGACAGTTTTATACAATTATTTCACTTATCCTGAAATGCGACAGAGAGTTCTTGAACTCATGCAGGAGGATAAAGCTGTACAGAGAACTTTTTCTGAAACCATGGGTTATCGGGACGCTGACGGTAAGACAGGATTAGCCAGTGAGAATGGTCGAATACTACTTGAAGCTCTTAGGCCGCAGGATAAAAAGATTATCAGTTTTGTACGCAGTTTCTATGATAATTCCTTTGATTCCTTAAATAAAGTTTATCGTCAGATGACCGGTGCCGACTTAACGAGACATAAAAATTATGTCCCTAATGCCAGACATATTCAGGAAAAAGGACTGGAAGCCGGAAAAGCGGAATCTATTCTTTTCGGGCTGTTTGATAATCAGCCAGCCGCTACAACAGGGAGAATAAAACAGAGGGTTTTTACTACTACTGCGTTTAAACAACGGAGTGACACGGATACCCTTATGCAGTATATCGTTGAAACTGAGCATTATAAAGCCTGGGCCAAGTGGTCAAGAGATATTAATGCAGTAGTTCTTAATCCTAAAGTGCTTAAAGCTATTGAACACCATTATGGAAAACGTGCGGTCAGCCTGTTAAAAGATCAGGTTCGCTTAATAGTTTACGGGAAGCGCAAAAGTTTTTACAGCCAGCCATGGCTCGATCAGCTCCGAATAAATATGACTCGGGCTACCCTTGCTGTCCGACCATCCTTAACTTTTAAACAACTTCTTTCTCACCCGGCTTTTATAGCAGAGATGGGAGTGGTAAACTATTTTAAGTACACCGGTCAGTTTTTGAAAAATTATAAACAGAATAAGGCAGAACTTGACCAAGAATCTTCCTTTATCCGCAATCGTGGATCTCACATGGAAAGGGATGTTAAAGCCGCTACCACTCAACCATATACCGGTAGTTACAGTAAAGTTTGGGGAAAATTGAATCTTACTCCGAGACAGTGGGGTAAGTTGATGAAAAACATTAAAATAGGGGATGCGGAACCAATTTATGCAGGGGTGTGGGCTTTACGGGAATTTTATATGTCCCCGGAAGGTGGGGGTATGTCCCGGAGTGATGCGTTGATGCAAGCTGAAATAATAGCCCGTGGCAGTCAACAGTCCGCAGCTCAGTCCATGATGTCGCCTTTGCAGTCTACCGGTACATGGGGGCAACTTTTTACCCAATACCGCAGTGCTACAATACTGTATCACCGAAGAGAACTGGAAGTTATAAGGGCTTATATCCATGGGCGATGGGTAGTAAATGGAAATAAGAATAGTGAAGCTTCAAAGCGGATGAAACAGAAGTTAAGACGACAGTTTATTATCTATCATTTTGTTTTGCCAATGCTTTATCAAGCTGCAACCGATCTTGAATTTGATCCGGAAAATCAGATAAGAGCTGCAGTTCTCGGATCGTTTAATAACTTTGTCGCTACAGCTTCTTTGTTACACAGAGCAACCAATGTCACTTTAGGTTTTATGTCTGAAAAAGCGGGGTTAGATTTTAATTTTAACAGATGGTATAATGACCTCAACTCCACAATACCAACTACTCAACCTGTAATGGATATATTGAACGGCATAGAGGATATGGCAAAGGGTCGGTTGACTGTCAATGATTTTGGCAGAGCATTGCAGGGGATTGGTGTCATGGTGGGCAGACCTTTGCCTTTTAAGTACGCAGTAGAGGGATCTAAAGGAATAAATGAGGCATATGTAGGCCTTGTTGAAGGGGACCAGGAACGTTTTATGAAAGGTATTTTCATGATGCTCGGTTGGTCTGAGAAAACATCCGGACTGAAAAAAGATTGACTGAAGTTTTGAAAACCGATAAGCTATTTAAAATATTTTAAAAAGGGGTAATCCATGACAGTTAACGCTACGACTCCAAAAATTGCATATGATTACAATGGTGTCGGTGATTACAATTTTAATTTTAAAATATTCACTGAGAATGATATTGTTGTAAAATACATAGTCAACGGTGAGACTACCATATTGACCCTTACAACAGATTATTCCGTTACCATAACTGATACCGATGCTGGAACAGGGTATATTACTACCGTAGAAACTTCTACCGATGGTACTTTGGAAATCTATCGAGTTTTGGATATTATTCAAAGTACTCAATGGCCTACCGGTGGTGATTTTGATGAAGAGTTACTTGAAACGGCTCTTGATAAAATCGTCATGATAGTTCAGCAGCTCGAAGTTACTGTCGAAGAAGGAGCTGCTATTACTTCATGGAGGGGTGATTGGACAACTCTTGAAGAGTATTCCATTAAAGATCTTGTTTCAGATACCGTAACAAATAATCTTTATTATTGTGTCGTAGCCCACACTGCCGGTACTTTTTCTACTGATTTAGCTGCCGGGTATTGGGAGTTGGTTTTTGATGCCTCAACTATTTCAGGCGTGTCTTCGGTTACTGCCACTTCTCCACTCACCAGTTCAGGAGGCACAACTCCCGATATCAGTTTTGTTCCAGGTTCGGAACCCCTTGTTGATTCGGACTTTACGGCAAACGGAGCTATAGAGCGTACCGGTGCAGGAGCATATACCACCATATTGAATAAACGGGATGCCACTGCAGCTCCTACTGTTGATGACGATACCGGAGAAGGTTATGTAGTCGGATCAAGGTGGATCGATGTAACAAACGATAAAGAGTATGTCTGCTTGGATAATTCTTCGGGGGCAGCGGTGTGGATCGAAACAACTTATGATCATATTGATCCACCTTCAGGGGTTGAACTTACAGGTGGTATTTATGGAATGGGTTTTGAGTCGGATACGGATGCGGAGCATGACATCTTGATTGCTGCCGGATCTTGTTGGGATTCAACTAAAACATCTCATATATCTTTATCAACTGGCATAACAAAACAAATCGATGCAACGTGGGCCGTTGGTGATGATGCTGGTGGTTTGTTAAATGGTACTGTGGCGGCTAACACTTGGTATCATATTTACGCACTGCTTAAAGATTCTGACTACTCTGTTGATTTTGGGTTTCTGGCTGATGGTGACGCAATCGGAACGTACTTGCCATCCGGTTACTCAAGGTATCGCCGGATCGGGCTTATCTATACAAATAGCAGTTCAAACATCGCCTCTTTTATTTTTAGAGATACTTGTCTCGAATTTCTAAAAGCGTCAGAAGCAATTTTTGCTACTGGACTTACTGCAACATCATATACATCTCTTGGTTTAAGTTCATTAATTCCGCAGGCGGTAGTAGAGACCATCTTGCCTGGCGGACAAACATCCACTGGCAGTACACTCAGTATGCACTTTTCTATAGATGGAACTAATACGGCTTTTGGTCTGTCATCTATATCTACATATACAGGAGACACAAGCATTGGGCCGTGGACATATAGCCAGGATTATGGTAGGCGGCATGTTTCTACTAAAGATGATCTTTATTACAAGGTGTCTAGCGGGACATGGAGCTTTTTAATTCAACAATTGAGGTTGGTTAGATGAAATTTGCAGTTAAACAGAGCAGTCCGACTGAAATAGCAGGGTTAGGGCGCGATCCTTTACCGGATGAGTACGGAGGGGAATCTGATGTGATCACTGACATGGTTGATGAATATTATTTCGTCAGTTGGGATGGGACTCCCGGTGAGGGCCAGCCAACAGTAAGCCGGAAATCACAGGCTGAAATAGACGCTATCGAGGCGGCAAAGGCACAAGCGGCAGCAGATGAGCAAACTAGGGTTGAAGAGATTGAAACAGCTCAACAGACAGCTGGTTTGAAATCTTACACGATTACTCAGGCTGAAACCTATATCGACAATCAGCTTGACGCTGCCAGCACTGTTGCGGAGACGAAAGAGGCAATGAAAACGATTTTGAAAAAAATGATTCCATATCTTTTAAAATAATCAGGAGGAAAAAGCCATGGCAGGAAGTTCAATAACGCAAGGTGATAAGCAGAAATGTACATTTTTCAATGGTATGGAGCTTTACAAAATACCTATAACTTTCACTGCGGATGATACCGATCAATCGATACCGACTATAGAGATTAAAGAGTCAGGTTATTTTATAGGCATTGCCTATAAAGCCGGAGCAACTGCGCCAGCGGCTATGGTTGCTGCAATCACGGATGAACTCGATAATGAACTGCTCGATGTGGCAACAGCTCTGGTATCCGGTCAACGGGAGTTCTCTGCCTTTGATAAACCTGTTCCTTTTATTGGGGGTATAACGCTTGCTTTGACAGGGAACACCGTCAACAGTGCTACCGGGACTATTGATATCTATTTCATGTAAAAAGAGGTGACGGTATGACATTCACGGTAGATGTACCTGAATGGGTAGTTGAGGCAGGTTTACCGTTGTATCTGCTTGCCGGTAAGAAGGAACTGCTTGCCTACAGAGAGGCTTTTGTGGACCACGACGACTCAGGGAATCATGTAATCAGCAAACGTTATGTGTTTACCAAAGATCATCGAGGCTTCAGGGGGTTCATGAATTTCCGGTGGGGTGGCCGGGAGGCTCAGTATAATAAAAAAGGAGAGTATACGGGTCATAAGACCGTGAACCTTTGGACTATTGGCTGGACTGACGGAAAGAAATGCTTCCTTACCGATATTGATTTTTACACCGGTGAAAAAGTAAAAGAGTATGACATGCCGGTGGTTGAGTTGAAGCAACATATACATCCCGCAATAGCGGATCGTGTTTATGGCAAGGGCATTTGGGCTGTTGCTAACCTTTTAAGGTAAACAGGAATTTCAGTATGCAGATACTAGATTTTTTTTATTGGTGGAAGCCGGGAGGTGGCGATACCGTCTCCTACCTCCTGCGAGCCACCGGCGCAAGCAAGACTGCTGAAGACGGTACGATCAATTATACCGAGACTGACGGATCAATCGCCGCTTCCGGTGGAGTATACAGTGTAACTGCACAGACTACCCCCGCATGGGGCGATCTGGGATGGGTGTCAAATGACCTGAATGCTGTTGCCGGTAGGGGGTTTGGATTCACTTTAAATGGATCATCAATAACAACCCAACAACTTCTTGCTGGTTGGTCTGATAATGGAATTGGCACTGCCAACATTATGCTTGGTATCCAGATAGACGGTTCAGGAAATGTCAAGCTGGTTATAAACGGTACGGTCGGCCCGATTATTGGCACTGTGAGCAATAACACGGACGAGAAGTTTTATATTATCAAAGGTGGCTACGACTCAAACGGCGTGCCGATGGATGCCGCTACTAACATTTCGTCTTATCCTTACGGTGGGTCAATCTACTGGCATAACGGTACCAACTGGATTCTTCTTTATCGATCAAAAGACATAATTGATACTGGCATGGATTATCCTGCCATGTCTTTTTATGACTATGGCGGCACATATGATAATATCAGAGTTCACAATGTTGATCTGTCTTCAGTCCTTGTTCCCGTATTTCTTGACACTTGTACCGACACAAACGGCACTTCTTTGGATGCTCATGACCCCGATGTAGATACGGAGGGAGGGGGCTGGACTGTTCAAAATGGCTCTTGGGAAATCCAATCTAATCGTGCATATTCTGCCACGGCATTATCAATAGCATCGATTGATGCTGGTGTCTCTGACGTGTGGGGCGAAACTGTTGCCCAGGTTGTGTCACCTATCTCTGGGTTTCATCTTCTTTGCAGATATAGCAATAATAGTAACTATTGGTTTGTCAATGCAAGCTCAAGTGGTGACGAGATTGCAATTTATGAGGTGAACGGTGGCACGACAACTAAACGAGCATCAACATCAGTTACGGTAAACGGGAGCACTGATTACCGTCTAACGGTTGTGTGCAATGGACAGACAATCGCTGGTTATCTTGATGGTTCAACAAAGGTTTCTTACGCCTCTGCGGTGCTAAATGAAACAGCAACACTTTTTGGCCTGAGAAGGTCTAATGATTCTAACGTGCAAACACATGAACTAGTAGCACTTAAACCGGCAGGCACAGGAGGCGAGTATAGTCAGCTCGACACTTATTGATGAAACAACAAGCAGAAGTGATAACAAGCTGGATCGGGGATGGCTCAGAAGAAAACCCAAATCGTCCGTTAATTGCAGACCATTACTCGCTAGATAAATGGTCAGATGTGACAGGACAGCCGAGCGAAAACTTAATACCAGATCCAAACAGTTGTGTTATTTTTATCGAGTGTGAGGATACTATGATGGATCAAATTGAGACCGATTCAAACTATTTTGTTCTGTGGGTCGAAAATATAGAGGAATCACCATGAAATTAAAAGACAGTCCGTACACCATACAGGAGCTGCAGGCGTTGAGAACGTATCTTGAGAATCAAGGGTTCACGGTTCAGGGGGGTTTGGATAACCTTGACGAAATAAAAACACGACTTGAAAACGCAGAGAGTTTGAAAGACGCTTTGAGGCTTTTACCGAAGGCAGTGTAATGTTTAACTGGTTTAGAAAAAAAGAGCCTAAAACAACAGGGCACGAATACACTAATATGACCGGGGGCGAATTACGATCTTTTCTGTTGCTTGCTCCAGAGTTGAATGCAAAAGACTTTGGTACTATCCGAGTGTGTTCCGATGTGTACGTTTTACCAGACGATCAGCAGGTAATAGGTATAATCCAGCAACTTAGTATCCCGGCGTATAACAAAACTTTTTCATGCATTCATCGAGTGCTGTACGCCCTTGTACATTTGCTCGGAAGAGGCTGGCCGGTTGGGTATCTAATTATTGGATCACCCATTAGAAATCACGCGGTAATCTTTTGGGTAAACAGTCAAAAACAAGTGAAAATTTACGATATTGAAAAAGCAAGATACAGGAGATCGGTCAAAACATACAATGGATTGATACCATAAACAGGTGATTAAAATGAGTGATAAAGATATTGGTCATCTCATGGGGCAGCAGGAGGCCCTTGAAAAAGAGATTGCAAATTTACGTTCCGACATAAAGACACTCTTTCAGCAGCAGGAGTGCATCCTGAGAAAATTATCAGGCGGCAAGGGGTTTCTTCTGGGTATCCTGGTCATGTCGGGCGGCGTCGGTGCCGCTGTTGCCAGCCTATTTGCTAAAATTACAGGAGGGTCAAATTGATGAACTCTAAATTCTTGTCGTTTTTAATCATTACATTGTTTATACTCACCGGCTGCCTGTTGGTCGATGTTGCTACAGACGTCGGGGATCTGTACCTGAAGAGCCAGGCAGAGAAAGAAAAACCCGTTGAGCCTGAACCGGTAGAGCCAGATCCGATCCCTGAACCCGAACCGGTTGAACCGGAAGAGCCAGGGCCAGTTGTGTTCCATGATAACGAACATCATTGGGGTTGGGACAACGAACGAGTTGGAACACGGATGATCCGCTGCCCTGGTAAACCTCAGTTTAAAAAATGTACGCTTAATGGTGTAGATCTGCAATGTGGAAAAGAGGATCATGGCCGGGCCATGTGCTGGAATATGGGATATAAAAAAGCTGGCACGATTCGATGTGAAGAGCAGGACGGTACGATTAAGCATTTCAAGGCTGATAGGGCTCATATTTATTATGGTGATTGCAAATGAGCAAGAAGCCTTGGCAATTATGGTTTAAAAAAGATGAAAAATGGTTCTTGTATAAGTATTATAAATCTGAGCAAGCCGCAACGGATGCAATAAACTCAATTTGTGAGGGGCGCACGGTAACACCATCCTCCTGCCCGATTGATTGGAAAAATTGTTTGTGGAAAATAAGGCACCCTTCAGGTGGAGATTCAATTTTCGAATATGCAGATAAACAGACCAATAGGTGAAGGATGAAATTGTTGTGGAAGGCCCATCGTCGTGGCATGATCAAGAGCACCAACTTCACAATACGAGACAGTGTATACGTTCTGCCCTCAATAGCTGATTATTACTTATACGGTGTTGTGGTTGGCAAATATTTTATCGGTTATATGAGGAAAAAATGAGCCGCATCATCATCGTACATGGTATCCACACCCACGGAAACGATAGTGAAAACAGCATAGATGCTTTTGGGCAACTGTTTGTTGATGCAGGATACGAAGTAAAGTTTTTTGAATATCCTATCCGGTGGGCTATTCCGATGTATTGGAACGATGCCCCTGTCAATGATGCCAAGTCTTTAATTCACCTGGCCCAAGATGGGGATCATATTATAGCCCATTCTTACGGTTGTCTGATCTGGCAGGAGACAATTAATTTAGGGATGCAGTGGGATACCTGCTTTCTTTTCGGTGGAGCTGCAACTTCCGAGAAGATGTACTATCCGGAGGATTCTCTGAAGAAAGCATATGTCATATATAATCCTGAAGATTTGGCTTTACTGGTTGGTTCTCTTCTTCCCGGGCACCCTTTTGGAAAACTCGGGCTCGTAGGGTATCGTGGACAACCTTACAGAAAAAAGCGAGATAAGCGGTTTGTAAACGAGCCCGGTTTTAAAGAAGACGGTTTGACCAACCATTCCCATTATTGGGAAGATAAATCTTATTGGTTTGATTTCGTTGTAAAAAGACTTCCTACAGACTAACAGTATTGTGAATTATACCATCCCTGAGTTGTCTTACTCTCCTGGCTTTCTCCTGTTTGCCTTGATGTGGTATGTAATTTCTACGTTGCATACTCTTTGACTGTTTGCTCATTCTAACAATAGGCTGAAATGCCAGTTTCATGAATTGAGAAAACAGATTTTTTGCAGCTTCAGCTCCTGAAACTTTTTGTTTCATAATAGTTCTTTTCTTTGTCTGATTTTGCTTTTTCATTAATACAACCTCCCTTTTACTTGATTTGTTATCAGCCAACCAAATGCCGATCATTCTTCCATTCAAAAATCATATCATAAATACATCGCCATAATTCTGGCCAAGGCCCGTACATCCAACAACGGTGAATAATAACCCAACAAGCACAATCACTTACAATCCCAGGTTTCTCTTTGACTATGAGTAAATTTCCTATTTTCAATACAACCTCCCTGTTACTTGATTGGTTCTATATAACTGCTTGTTAGTTGGCACCCCAATATTTTGCCTTGGTGTGGCTGCCGTGCTTCAGTTTTCCGTTGGCCCAATACAATCTATGGCAGCGCCGAGGGAATATATGCAAGTAAACCCCCTTCCAATGCTTGCCGAATGAAAAGAAAGCGATGTTGCAAGAAAGCCAACTAACAAGATGCTGCACTCCGACGCTGCGTGTCGTCGCTTCACTCTTGTTCTTTTGTGTATTTTTAGTATGTGTCATTTTCATAGTCCTCAGTTGCACAGCGCGAGTGGGCTTGGTCGTTATACAATCTCAATAAGTCTCTTACACAAATGTGTAATACATACGAAACACCAGTTTCCAAAACCATTGGGGCCGTCGGTAATAAAATCGTGCTCCATTCTTTCGATCTGGGTATGTCCAGTACTTACCCACGCATAACTCAAAGGCCCATTGGCGTAGCTTCCATTTTATCTTCTCCGCTGCAGTTAGCGAGAATAGTGCTACCTGCTCGGTGTCATAATCGGTTTCAAACCGCCTTAGTTCTCCACAGTCGTCACATATCCCAGAAAGATGCAGGTCATAGTGGTTTGATACCCATATAAAATTGACTTCTTCATAGGGTTCATATCTAACGAAACTGTTAAGTTGATTTGCTGTTTTCATTAATATAACCCCCCTTTTTCGTTTCTGGCTCGTAAGAACCTGTGATTTCCAACATCTTTAACCAACTTCATTCTCTTTGACCAACTCGGAGCTTCGATCTTATTCCGTCCCTGAAACGCATAGTAGTGATCAGCCCGGTGAAAATCTTTACCAGCAGCACGTTCAGCTATGGCTTCGAGGGTAGCATTCAAGCAATCAACAAAAGTTTTATGCCAGATCTTACTTTTCAACTTAGCGCTGTTGGTATTGGCCCAAGAGAACTGATACCTTTGGAGTACCACCTCCTTGGCTGACAGATCCCGATTACTGACCCGAGTAAAAATAACATGGGCAACGCCTTTTTTACCTTCCCATGGTTCTCCTTGGGCTTCATGATAGACTGATAAGCTTACCCAAAATACGGCTTCTACAAGTGTTGGTATCATGTTTCCTCCAAATAAACGCAGCCATTATGTCGTTGTGGTATCAAAAAGAGGCGGTCTTAATTTGTACCAATACCTTTCCTTTATGCCACTCAGTATAGGGAGGTATTCTAATTTCTTAGGCTTCCTTCCCCCACACAAAGCAATAACTTCCTGAACCTTTTCGACGGTCAGTGGTTCTGGCTCTTTCGCTGTTGTACAAGTATTTAAGCCTGCATCAAGCAGGATCTCGTCTATCAATTTGTCGTAAATATTTTGCATTTTATTTCCCTTAGAGCCTGCAGCTCTTGTCTACGTCATGCCTATCATTATCTTTAATGGACCGATAATGATCTGAATAGCTGATAATCTAACAAATTTTTTCTGATCATTAATAATCATTCTCGTCACCTTGCCGACACTTAGTAGGTGATCAACCTGCCGTGTTATTCGGTGTGTCTGCTCACTCCAAATAAGAGAACGAGCAATATTAAAACGGATGAGCAGTCGACCAATCCATACATCATAACCGTTGAGCGGTTTTTTCAGTGGTGGTAATTTCATTTATCCATTCTCATTTGTCTTCTGTGTTTCTTGTATGCTTCTCTACTGAGTGGTAAACTCAATACTTCGCTCAATAATTCTTTCAGCAGTTCTTTTCCTTGTTGCCACACCAGACGATTTCATCACCTTCTTGGATCAGGTAAATGGTTTCTGGCAAGTCGGCCAACGGATTCTCCCTGCATTGATCTTTTTCGTAATAATTAGCATCAATAGTAGAATGCTCTCTGTCAGGTCTACCGCACTTTTCACAAGGACGATCCAAGCGACCCCAGAAACCATGATCTTTTATAATCTTCATCTCTCCTCCTTTTTTAGTATCCCGACCCCCTGAAAGCTTTTTTCCAGAAAAGTGATTAAATTAATCTTTAAATCAGGGGATCGGGAATCTTTTTAAGCATCTCTATAAAAGCATCAACTCCTTCATAAGAGTCGATTACCAAAACCTCAAAGCCCATGGCCCTACGCCTTTCATGGTCCCTCTGTTGAGCAGAAGTTGGTTTCTTACCCGGAGCTTTAAGTTCAACGAAGTACATTCGCCCTCCATTAGTTGTAACAAGTCTATCCGGTACGCTTCTTCTTTGCGGGGAAGTGAATTTCTCACACAGAAAGCCAAGGGCCATAACCTTTTTGCGAAGTCTGCTTTCAACATCTTTTTCCAATATTTTCTTTTTCATCTCGATATTTCTGTATTGAATCGATCACTCTGTTCTGAGTGTCTACTTTACTCTCTAAAGCTGCCATAATGGCCTCATCGATAGTTTTCTTTACGATCAAATGGTGAACTATGACTCCGTTCTTCTGGCCCTGTCTGTCCAATCTGCCGATGAATTGCTGGTAATGGTCCATAGCCCAGGGAAGCCCAAGCCACAATATTATATTACCACCGGATTGCAGATTTATACCATGGGCTATTGACTGAGGATGTGCAATAAGAAGTGGTAGTTGTCTATTATTCCATTGTTCAATATACTTTGCGGTGTCTCTGTCAGAAGTTTTGGAGTTGATAGCCGGAACATTATATCCCAGAAACTTTCTGATTAGATCCACTTCGGCAATGAACTGTATCCCACATAGTATCGGATGGCCTGTAGAATATTCCAGTATTTCTTTTAAAACCTTATGCTTTGTATCATTGACCTGAGACACTTTCTTATCTTGTCCGTACAGGAAGCCTTGAGTGTACTGACGAAGTTTAGATGACAGGGAAGCTGCACTAAAAACTTCTACTTTCTGATCATCCAGTTCCAAAAAGAAATCACTTTCCAGAGTATCATATTCCTCTTGTATTTTGTCATCAAAATTACATTCTATCTTATTGATTCTGACCTCTTCTTTTTCAAGATGATCAGCCGCTTTTCGTATCTTGACCAGATGGGCAATTCGTTTAGTAATAAGATCCCGACTTCCTTGTCTCGGTACATACTTATATCCACCATGTCCACCATCTACCGAGATAAAATAATTATTCCTAAAAGAGGTGAGATTAGTACCCAGAACACGGTCATTTAAAAAACAGATCTGTCCGTATAAATCAATAAGTCCATTGGGAGTAGGCGTACCTGTGAGTATTATTTTCCGCTTTGCAAGGCCGAAAAGCTGCTGAATTATTTGACTTCGTTGTGACTGATCATTTTTTATATGAGTAGATTCGTCTATTACTACCATGTCAAATTTTGGCAGGATGGGCCACAACCTTTTGTTCCGGTACTGTCGGTTCAACCAGTACAACCCATCATAGTTGATAAGATAAATCTGCTTTTTAAGTAGGAGGTTCTGCTGTTTATATTCCCCATGAAGAATGGTAAAGGAAAAGTTACTGGAAAAATCCCACTTCTTTATCTCCTGAGGCCATTGATTGAGTATTACGTTTTTAGTCGATACGACCAACGTTTTTTCCGTATCCACAAAATCAAACATTGCAGCTTCTATGGTCTTCAGGACTACTACTGTTTTACCAAGCCCCATTTCTTCAAAGAGGCCACCTATACGAGCAGTGGACAGGAAATCTATGTCTTCTACTTGATAATCCTTTGGTACAAATTTATTCATTTCTTACAATAATCCTTCCAGGGAACGGTATTAAATATCGCTTTGTGATTTACCCATCTAGCAAATTGTTTTTGCAGCTTAGTTGGATTTTCGTTTTCCGTGCCCCGATAAGGTTGAACAAAAGGATCTATGTTTAAACCTTTTAAAAAACGTATTCTTTCAATACAATCTTCAATGTCGTCGGTTAGTAGTACATAACAAAAATATTTTCTAGGCGTAACGTTGTGCCAACGTAAAAGCCTAACAGCTTTTTCTATAGATTCAACTTGTGAGTATGAATCACATGCTAATCGGACGGGAGATAACCATTTTACTTTTGATAACAGCTTCGCTATTTTATTGTCAATAAGTCGAGAATCTAAACCTTGATTAAAATCTACTTTTATGCCGAGATCTGCTATTTTATTTATTTGCCCTATACCAAAAGAAGAAGCGAGTACGTTGTTATCCATAAGTATTGCACTTTTATGCCTTAAAAAGTCTTCTATGTCTTGATGTTTTCTGATCATCCCTTCTTTTTTAGGGACAAAACACCATTTGCACTTCCGTATACATCCTCTTGTTAAAAAACCATAAGAGTGTTTTGTGTCATATAACTGATAATCAGGACACATTAATTCTATTCTAATTGGTAGTTTCCTTTGTAAACTGAACCCGGTTCCCCCTTTTATACTGGGAAAACTTGTTGAAGTAGGAGTTGTCCAGGTAAAAATCTTAGAAGAGTAAATTTTATCATATTCTTTGTTTGTATTAAAAAACTCTACATGATCTCCTATTGACTTATGGTATGCTGATATTTTCATAAGAGCCAAATTAGGAAATTTAGTATTATCTTCGTCTATCAAAGCAATTTTCATTATTTCATTTTCTCCTTCTCTTGAAGAAATTACGCTCTTTCTGTATTCGCATTCGTGTTGCTTTTTCCAGATCATTAAGAGCGCAGATAGCAGCTCTTAATTGATCCGCATTGAGTTCCGATAAAGGAACGCCATACATCATGGTCTTATCAAATATTGGTGTATATCTGCTGATCAGCCGGTTAAACAAATGTTCATTTCTCATTTCTTGTACCTTTCCCCTCTCCACGGATCACTGTCAATGGGGAGATCAGGACACCATGAAGGATTCTGTTTGAACAACCTGTTAAAATGATCCAAGTTTGAACTTGCATCGTCTATTATCTGAGCCATTAATTCATCGTGAACGGTCATGACTATTTTATATCCGTTTTGTTCCAATCGCCTGTGAGCTTCCATTAGAACGTCACGAGATAGACCCTGGACAGCGGATTGGAAAAGGGAAGCTCCTGTGATACTACGTCTTTCCCATTTGCGGGTATATGAACTCATCCACCTATGGGTAACAGACATTTTAATTTGCCCCCATGGAGTCTTCCATGGGATCCACTGAGCAAAAGGAAAACATATTCTTCTATTGTTTGGTAGGTGGAGAAACAGCCAGTGACCTTGTTGAGAAAATTTAAACTTTTGATTAGTAGACACCGGTACTTCATACCCCGGATTCTCCATGGCTTTTCTTGCTGCGTCCCCAAAAGATTCCCAGGATTTTACAAGTCCAGGTCTTGCCTGTCTAAAAGCATTGACAAGTTCAATTCGTTTTTCTTTGGTAAAAGAAAGTCCATAGTTCTGAGCCATTGCGTCAAGGGCTTTTTCTCCTCCACCGAAACCGCAATTACTTACAAGCTTTCCTTCAACTGTGAAACGGTTTCGGGGTCCGGCGTTGAGAATGTCCCATACTTGCCTTTTGGTTTGCAACTCGGTTTGTTGTAGAAACGATAAACTATTTCTTCGTCGGTCAACCCTCGCCATATCAAATTGCGTAAGGTGTTGTCCGCATACCTTACATCTGGATACTTCTGACGAAATTCGTGGAACCGTAGAGCTCGACTCCCTCTTCTGTTTGAGCAGTTTAATCGCCTGTTGGAGTATCTCAAATTTCCTACTTGATAGTTTCCGTTGTTGTCTATACGATCTATCTCTAAATCTTTGTGTAATCCTAGATTTGATTCTATCCAAAGAGCCATATCCACAGGAGAATTGAAACAAAACTTTATGCCACGTTGACCATAATTTTTCCAATGAGGGTGTTGTTGGTTTTGACATCGAGATTTTGCGTCCGCACACCTTTTCAAAAGCCATTTCGGAACCAACTTCGGTTGGCTGCACTTCTGGCAGCCAGCAGTTTTGCCGTTGAGAAGATTGTATAAGCTGATCCACTTTATCAATCCACAGTTGGTACATTGACATTTTATTTGTCGGTCTTTCTTTTTCATACGAGTCTGTGAATCTATAATTTTCACCCATCCGAATTGCTCTCCTACCAATTCCGGTCGTTTTGATGGTTGCGCTTTTCCGGTTTGCTTCTTGTAAGGATATTTTCTCCCCTTCTTCGGTGTAAACAATGTGGTCCGGTGTTGCCAATAATTTCCCATAATTTATTACCTTTTTTACTCCTTGATAAATAGTTCCACTATGATTGACAAAGGATACTCCATCCCAAACCCTCATGCAAGTACAAACTTTCTCGATAGGAATTAACCCTTTATCTGTAAGAACTTTTTGCCCAGAAGCTAGGCATGCCAACACTGTAGTTTTTCCCCCTTGCCGTTGTTCCGTTGTTACAACGTCATAGGGAACCCCGTACATATCCGCAGAAGTTACCCGATACGCATCCAGACCGTCAGCATAGGCTTTGAGTATATGATACTCTTTAGCGATCCATGCCGCCATACGAGCTTCGATCTGTGACAGATCCGCATTAAAGAATGTTTCACCGTCAGGGGCTTTGATATTTGCCCTCAGTAAAGCGGAAAAAAGATGAAGGCTGTCACCCATGACAAGCTCTATATCACTCAGAGAATCCTGCTGAATCATCTCAATAGCTACCTTCTCATAGAGAACACTTAACCGTGGAAAGTTTTGTGGTTGCATACCTTGAGCGGTATACCTGCCGGTCCCTGCTCCGTGGTGAACATAGCATCCTTTTATAGTACTGTCTTTACAGAGTTGGACAAAAATCTTTTTGAACTTGGCAACGGATGGGTGATTAATCGATCTGCGAATATTCAGTATCCTTTCTGCTTTTTCAGGCAAATCCCCCTCAAGTAACTTTTCAACAGTGGTATTCTGCATGTCCGGTACGAATAGCTTAAACTCATCTTCCAGGTGACACCTTATTTTTTCCCGTTGTCGAGCTGTGCTTATTTTTTCATCTGTTAATTCCATTATCTCGGCATCGAGTTTTTCAATCTTCTGCTCAGACAGGGCAAGGATACTTGACGCTGTTAACTTGTCGATTGGTATCCCTCTTCGATTCATCTTGAGAGTGTTCAACCAATCCTGTCTTTCAAAATTAAGAGTGGCTTGCAGGGGGAGACTGTTGCGAATGGCCCGTTCTGTCCTGACATCCTGCTTACAATAGGAATAAAGATCCAGATAATCTTGATGAAATTCAGCTTTTTCCCGGAACTCACCTTTCTTTTTTCCTGCAGCAATAGGTTTACTGAGCTTTCTGATAAGGTTCTTGCCTTTCGTGTCCTTTTTGTCAATGGTACCAAGAGCCAAAGCACACTGCTCCATAGAACGGGGAAGTCCAAGAGCGAGTGCGTCAATCATGGTACAACACCACTTATTATCCGGTATTTCGGGCCAACCCATTCGCTTTACACATATCTCCCGCCAGATGGTTATTTCAAACTCTGCATTATAAGCGGAAAGGAAGTGTTCATGGAGGCTGTTAAATAATCTGTGAGGTGCAGGATCTCCGGGAATCCATAATTCCGGATTTTCATCATCCATGGCCCATGCCAGACAGAGAACCGATGTAGATATATCTTCAGCATAGCGGTACAGCCCGGCTTGTACTAAATCTATTTTTGATCGGGTTTCAAAGTCGAGATATATCATTTTATCTCCATTGATAACCGATTGGCTTTGTCTCGTACACTCCGGCACAAGGCCTTTAATTCAATCTGCCGTTCCAGCAGGTGTTGACTATTCATGTCATATTCTTTGGGGATAGGAGCTTTATTCCACCAACTCAACTCCAATATTCCAGACATCTCAGCGGATAATATTTCCAAGTCTTGTTTTTTCATTCAATCCTCCAAGGTATCTTCTATTAACTTGGCATATCCGCAGATATCATGCCATGAGTCCTTATATTCCGGATCGCCGTTAAGAATACGTCCAATCTTGTGAGCGATCATTTCAAGGGCTTCTTTTTTATCAAAAGATAATTTAGACCATACTCTGCTCGCCATCATGGCACTTTTAATGTTTTGAGTGATGGTAGCATGACCCGGAAAATCACCATACCGATCATTTCTTTCCTGTAGAGTATTTTCAATAGTCATAGTAACCTCAATTCAAAGTTATTATTCTTGGAGGGTCTTTGAGCTTTCGCAATTCGGCCCGGAGATCCTTATTTGATTGAACGATCCGATGCAGTGTTTCATTCATCCAACAAATCGTTGCCTGTAATTCTCGATTAGACAATTCTTCTATTGGAATGTGAAAGATCTCAGTTTTAGGAATAATGTGTTCGTACTGCCGGACCATCTGGTCAACAATACTATTGGGTGTATCGTCAACTTTTGACATGGTTTGTTTTCTCCTTTCATGCGGGTTTATGAACTGTGTCAAAAAGCCGGAACAAAATGCTCCGGCTTTTTAAGCCAACTCATTCTCTCGTTATATCAGGCTGTCTTCGTCGATGCTCTCCGTAGCAGTGGAAGCCAACCCTCCAAGAGCTGCCATGGTTTCATCCCTGGACTCACCACCTCCAAGCTTCTCGCCTGTGCGGGTCTTCTTTACCCCGAAGATGGTACAGGATACACCCTGATTCCCTTTGGTATTGTAGCCCCAGAACTGGATACGAGCAATCCCGTAGTCACCTGAGTCAAAGACTGCCGGATCATCTGTAGGCATACCGTTTTCATCCAGGACCGTAGGCGCACCATACTGTGGATCTTTGGAGCAGTTGATATACCAGTGGCCAATGTAGGCCTCCCGCTTTTCGGGTTTTTGCTGGTAATAAATATCACCGTCTTTCAGGCAGCTCTGGATAGCGGCTCCCGGTACCCCTCGAAACTTTTTGTTACTTTCATTCTCGATAACCTGATTGATTGCGGCCTGAATGGTCGAGATATCTGTTTCTTTTGGGATAAGAAGAGTTACCTGATATATCTCTTTGTCATTCAGGTTCTTTACAGGATGATACAGTTTCATGTAACTCATTCGGGCTTCCGGTGTGTTGATCGTTGTTGGATTCATCGTTTTCTCCTTTGTATCCGTTGTTTAGATTAGATCTGAAAAATCGGTAACATCTTTCAGGGTTTCTTCTGCTGTTTCCACGATAACCTCTTGCCGGGGGTCGTCCGCTTTGGCATAGGTCAATTTTCCTTCCGGTTTTTCGATTAAATCAGAAAAAGAGTTTTGGAGTTTTTTCGACAGGGCCATCCCCTTTATCAAGGCTTCAGCTGCCGGAATCCCAATAACTTTTTTAACAAACCTGTCTTTCTCTTTGAACTTCCGTAGTCTGAGCCATTTCTCAGCAGCTTCCGGGTCTTTCCATCTCCGGTTTGCCCGGCCACGAACAAGTTTATAGCCGGGAACCGGTTTACCCTGCTGCAATGCGTCAAGAACACGAGCCTCTATGCTGGCACACCATTCCCTGATCATCGAGACTTTTCCGATCAGATCTCCTAGCTTGTCTTCAGTTGGTTGATAGTTCAAAGCGTCCATAACTTCGTCTTTGAGTGCCGGACAAGTAGCTTGTGCTTTACACCACCGACACTGCTCCTCTCCGGGATTAAAGGTGTTGTCCAGCGAACCATCGTTGACTCCGTTATACACCGGTAGCAGGTTATTTACGCTCCAATCCTGGATCTCTCTGAACGGGAGAGTAAAAAGATCAGGTTTGGACTCATGAACCTTTGGTTGGATAATAGCCAATGTCACTGTTTCAGGTTTGACATTGAATATTCTTCTAGCGATAATGGCATAGATGAGCAGTTGAGTATTCCACTCAGCTGCTACCGGGTTGTATCCGAACTTGTAATCTACAACCAGCATGTGCTTATTATCCTTTGACCAAAGAACAACGTCCATGGTGCCGAAAATATCATCCATACCGTCAATATGGTTGTTATATTCCAAAGCTTGCACATGGGCGCCATTGGTGTCACACAGATCTTTTACCATCTGCATCGCCGATTTCACATTTCCATGAAACTTTTTATCCAGGGAGGAATAGTCAACGAGATCTGAGTTAAACATGAAGGCGTGAATGTTCTTTTCACAAAATTCATGCTGTATTGTACCGTCCCTTGCCGCATCGGACTGAGTATCCGGCAGCTCGGCACATAATTTTGCCGAACCCGGACATTTAAGTACCCGGCTCATACCGCTCGGGCTGAAGTATTTGCTGTGTTCGACCATTACCCCTCCTTTGTCAATTCCAGAAAATCGACACGTCCGGCATCGTCCAGAGCAGTGACTCTTTCAGCACCTCTTTCTTTGATGAAAGCGGCTACCTTGGGGCGATTGATTTCAGGATTTTTCTGCAAGAAAAGTTTTGCGGCCTGGGCCACCTCTTCTACGGTAGGAACCGGAGCAGGTTGAGCCGGAGCAGGTTGAGCCGGAGCTGCTTTCTCAGGTTGAACGGGGGAAGGTTGAGCCGGAGCTGCTTTCTTAGGTTGAACGGGGGCAGTTGGGGAAATACCTTGCGCTAGCTGTTCACATTGGAACATTAAGTCAACCATTGTAGCTGCTTCAATTGTAAGTCTTATCATTTCTTTTTTCTCCTTTGTGTCAGTTGACACGTTTAAATTAAATCATCGAAACCATGTTTCTTTGTGTCAGTTGACACAGTTTCCTTTTTTTTCAGCTTTCTTAAATGAATCATCTCTTCATAGGAGACTTTTCCTTTTGTCAACTGATGAATAGCAACAGCAAGTTCAAGACCAGGAGTACCGGTCCCTTTATCGTACTTTGCTAGTGCCTGTTTTGAACACCCTAGCTTGTCAGCCATTTGTTGAAGGGTCAACCCCTCCTTTTTACGCCATTCACTGATTTTCATTTCATAGTTCCCTCCTTTAATTTTTTTTGAAGTTTATTTTTATATTATATCAAGTCACCATGACTATCAACTAATATTTTATTTTCTCTGTCAATTACTTCTATCTTATTTAATTTACAAAAAGTTCTAACGATCCCGCTCGCTTTTCGATCCATTCCGGCATTAATATCCCAACCGCATATGTCCAAAATAGTGTGATAAAATTTATTTAACTGGAAAGTAAAACCTCTAGGGGTATTCGGTATCCGTAAGCCCCAATCTGCTACCCTCCATTCTATAGTTTCTCCTGGGGTTGGAATTATGATAGTTGTACCCTGCCGGGATAGTATGAACTCTTTAAAATTATCCAGAAGGGAGCTGACAACACCTTGGACTTCGGTGTTTCCATCTTTTTCTTTTTGCTGCAGCCAAGCTACAATTCCGAGACAAAAATCCGAATTAACCAAAGTGTTAAGTGATCCCTGTATTTTTCGATCCAATCTTATCCCTTCTCGTTCAACTTTTTCTTTATAAAAGAAGTCGTCCGCTACTTCATACCACATTCGCCTTGCTTCTATGCCTGACATTCGCCTTGAAGGGTCTATTTTCAGAAGCACATCTTTTAAGAGGTGAGTTAATCCGGTGAAAATAAAAGGTTTATCCCGTTCCCATTCGTGAGTTACTGTATTTGGTGGAAGGATGAACTGCTTATTGAAATGAAAAGTTTCTGTCCGGGAAGCAAGATCTGATCGGGTAACAATAGGAGCAAGAGCTGATAATATGATTGGTCTTTTGGCAAAGACTTTTGTGTAAGTGCCGACATACATTATTCTCTGATCTTTACTGATCCCCGTGGCTATCTGGCATAGTTGATCCTGCAGTCGGGGATTAAGACCACTCATGTTATCAAAAGCCGACAGGTACCGGTCCTGGACCACGTTAATGAGATCTTCTTTTTTTATTGATCCAAGATCAGATATACTCCCATCTGAATTAAGCCCACCTTTCTTTGGGTCCAGCAGATCCACCATCATACGACTTGCAGTCGATTTACCGCTTGCTCTTGGGCCTACAAACTCAATCAAAGGGGATGTACCTCTCCCGGAAAGAATAGCCAATATGATACCAAGAAGCATAGGCTGTTCACTACGATTAACAGTGAAGAACTGGAACAGCCGATCTATTGTCCAGGTTTTCAGATCTTCAATGGAATTGAATTTCTTTGCTACCTGTTCCGTATTTGCAAATATTATAGGGGCAAAGTCTTCGGGGGTTCTCCATCTTACCGGGCAATCTTTCAGGGTGAAATACTCTATATTGCCAGGTTCTATTTTTATACATAGGGATTTACCATCCGGTTGAAGACCTGCATGTACCCAAGTGGTTAACTCACTGGAATAAGAACCCCCTACAGGAGCTACCCTCAATCCTACCATCACTTTTTTAAATCTGGATTCCGGGGTATCCTGGTATCTTTCCTTATGTCCATGGAGCAACCGCAATGCTTTGTCTCCGAAACGACCTGAGACTGACCCCCCTGATTTTTCCAGGCCGACTTGATAGAGGATATTGCGTAGATTACTGTTGAGGGAAGCAATTCTATAATTACCCACTCCATTACCAGAATGCCAACCACACCAGTGTTGACCATTATCGTCTTCCAGCCAATCAAATTCGTCCAGAACCGTGTTAAGATACTGGTTCTCGATTTCCATGTCTCCATTAAAATGGGCCTCATTATTTTCCTCTGTTCCGGTGTTCTGGGTTCTGGCGGCGCCCTCAAAATCAGTAATGGGCACTACCCCTCTTAATTTCTTTTTGAACAAGGCTCTTACATGGGCAAAAGCTCCGGTATGACTCGACTTCAATCGCATATAAGCATCGAAAACGGGACGCTCAAATAACATGGCGATATCCCCATTGCTCGCCTGATTTATAGCCCCTTCAACTATTTCTTTAAGTTTATCGACTTGACTGCCAAAATTTTTATTACAGGCAGATGTTAAATATTGCTGGAAACGTAACTTATTATAAGTAATTGAATCTTTACTGTAATCTCTTTCTCCTTTGGTGTACGGATCATTTGTGTGTATTGACTCCCATGCTGATTTGTGCATCTGTTCGGCATACCGGGTTATATTGCTTAATATAGCCCCCCTGCCGACCTCCTGGACGAGTTGGGCAGCTGCCCTATGGGATGGCTCATTAATTCCCCGGCTTGGTTGTCCACACAGTTTAAGCGTTTCCAGCCAGTTGTGTCGAATAGGGGCTTGCAGGTTATTTGATCCCGCACTATATCCGGCACTTTTTAGATCTTGATTTAATTTTTCGAGAAACACGTCATATGAAAGGACAGGGTTTCCGTTGTGACAGTAACAAATCCTTGCTTTTTCCGGTCTTGGATCTTGGAAACCTATACATTTTCGTTTTCCAATGTAGTCCGGTTGAGCCGACCTCTGAGTCATTGGGTCAAATACTTTCTGCTGACGGACCTTTGCAAGGGCAGTACACCAATCTCTTAATACAGATATGTGAATTGGTTTATCAAGATAAAAATAGAGATGGCAGTTAAGCCTATCAGCTTCCCATTGCCCGGAAGTCAAAAGGAAGATGAAGTCGGAGGTTGTAAGGTAGTCAAAACCTTTAATCTGCAACATCTTGACTATCAGATCATGGGTTGCATCCGGACTGTGAAGATCCCACTCGTAACCTTTTGGTAACGCCCATCCGTCAATATCCAACATTATCAGGTTGGATTCCGTTTCAGGGAAATTAACATTATTACGCCTGACAGGTTCTATAAGATTATCCAGATCTGGTCGGGGTTTGCCGTTGATTCTAATCCAACCATCTGAATATTTTTTTATAAAATCATACGCTTGCTTCAGGGTTGAGATATTAAAAGACTTAAAGGAGAAATATTCCCCCATCCTGTAGCTGTCTTTTTCTCGGGGTTTATTATCGACTAAATGGTAAGTTTTTGATGTGAAACAGTAATTTTCTTCTGGTTTTAGAAAAGTTATATGTGTCATGGTCAAAAAATAGTTGCTTTATATAATAGGATACACTATATAAAGGGTTATCTCATCTGTTGCGGTTTTCAGCCTCAGCCCGGCAAAAAGGCAACCTCCAATATGGGGTTGCCTTTTTGTTTTGGGGCAATGACAATGTTATCTTTTTGAGCTTTTTCAGTCAAGTTAATTCTCCCACATGGCAATATTGATTTTCACTATGTTAAAATACCAGCTTGGATATATCTGATCATTTCAACATATAGTTTACTTGCGGTGTTCCACTTAGTCGGGTGTTTAACATCCATATATTTCTGAATCTCTTTTGGCAGATCAAACCAGAATCGACGGAGTTTAACCCTAGAACCATATACCCCACAAGTAAAACCTGTGGGCATATGAGTTAAAGTTTTCCGGGATATGTGAGGTTGAACACCTTCAAGAGCCGGAGATATACACCAATATTTTGATATCTTTTCAGCTTTTACAACAACTTCACAGCCACTATAAGAATTACTTTTTAGAGTTACCTCTATAACTTTACCTTTTGGGATACTGGCGAGAAGTATGTCTGTTTTTATTCTCTTTAAAAGAGGATGATCTGCCGGCATGTAATTTTTCATTTGTTTGTAATCTTTTGCTGAGATGTTTATTTTTGGCATGGCTCAATTCTCCCACATATGGCTATTAACTTTCTGTTCTAGCTCCCAGAGTCTTCGAGTGTCCTCCTCCATTTGCTGCAGAGTCTTTATGTCAAAGCCCTGCAGGGTGATAGAGTTAAGGAGTTGTTTATACTCTTCTGTCTTCAGGTTTAGAATGTCTTTCATTGTCGTTTTCTCCTTTACACGTCAGACCGGTATTTTTTAAAAGAATCTCGTATTCTTTCCGGAATCTGCTGCAGCCAGACCAGGGTTTCCATGTTTAAATCTTGCCAGTTTTGCCGAGTGAAATGATAAATCATCTGCGAAAAAAGTCTTTCATCCCCTTTGATATGTGTGCCTCCACAATGGAAAGGTATTCCAGAGGAAAAATCCAAATCTGCTCCCCGCAAATCTGCTCCTTGCAAATCTGCTCCCTGCAAATCTGCTCCCTGCAAATCTGCTCCTTGCAAACCAGCTCTCCGCAAATCTGCTCCCTGCAAATAAGCTCCTTGCAAATCAGCTCCTTGCAAATCAGCTCCTTGCAAATCAGCTCTCTGCAAATTGGCTCTCTGCAAATTGGCTCCCTGCAAATTGGCTCTCTGCAAATTGGCTCCCTGGAAATTGGCTCTCTGCAAATTGGCTCCCTGCAAATCAGCTCTCTGCAAATAAGCTTTCTGCAAACTGGCTCTCCACAAATAAGCTCCCTGCAAATCAGCTCTCTGCAAATCAGCTCTCTGCAAATTAGCTCTCCGCAAATTAGCTTCCTGCAAATAAGCTTTCTGCAAACTGGCTCTCCACAAATCAGCTTCCTGCAAATAAGCTCTCCGCAAATCTGCTCCCTGCAAATCAGCTCTCCGCAAATTAGCTTCCTGCAAATAAGCTTTCTGCAAACTGGCTCTCCACAAATCAGCTTCCTGCAAATAAGCTCTCCGCAAATCTGCTCCCTG